GTGTAAACTGCGCCGGCTTGCGCGGCTTAGGTTTCCCGTACTCGTTGTCCTGCCCCATTACTTAATGAATCTCCTGTCCCTCACCTTACCGCGAATAAAGTCCATGACCTCAGCCTGATAGGTAGCTGGGTCTAGTCTACCAGCAACTCCAGTCCTGCTGAAGTTGTACGGCTGGTATGTTCGTGGGAAATAATACTCTCCGCCTGTCTGCATGCCGGCTGAAAGCCGGCGGCGAACGGTTGCTTCTTCTAGCAGTTCGGCAACTTTTCGTGCGGTATCTTGTTGGGCAATTGACAATCCGTTTTCTATAAGTGTTTTTCTAGGGCTAATTCTGCTGTACATTGCACTAACAATGGGAGTAACTGCACGAAGGTTTGGAGACTTAATGTATCCACCGGCTGGTACTCCACCTGGATAGAGAGATCCTGGATCTCGATACCGAGCAATTTTCTGGGCGGCAATTGTAGCTGGAGTTGAATCAGCAACGGAAGTAAATACTTCTCGTGCTCTGCCATACTCCTGTGTAAAAGTATTAGGTCTAGACCGAAGTCCGCCCTTCGCCATAATGCGGGAAATTTCTCTCCCCAATTCTCCCGCTGCCGCTCGGTCAATTACGGCATTTGCTGCGGTTTCCCCGCTACGGTATACTACCTGAGACCCCTGATCTAGATTTCTTGTAACTTTTCCGCCAAAAACTCTGGTTTGACCAATCATCTTGCTGGTCATCTCAGCAAATGTTTGGAATTCTGGTCGAGGGTCAAGCAAGCGCAACTTTTTAGAAATATTAACGAACTTGCTAATCTTAATCGGCGTCCACGCCATGGCAAGACCGACTGGGTCAACTCCGAATTTCCCATTTTCGTCATACCCTACGCCAGTAAGCATCTTTGCCAACTGCCCGGTCTGTGGGGCTGGCGCCATCTCAGCTTGCTGCTGAGGAATTGGTCGGCGGTCAACACCAAGGATCTTCAGCCCGCCAAAATTCAGGCTCCACTCATTCTTTGTATCAGAAATGTGGAAGCCCTGCTGACCGGACGTTACCTTGGTTGGGGTATATTTCGGCATGCCAGTATTATTGTAGCCGGAACCGTACCCCTTGTCGACTGCCATTGTTAGTAGCCCATCCCCTTAGATCCGCCCTTCTTTGGCGGATTAATCCCAAGACCAGGCTTCTTCTTTCCTGAGCTAGATGCCGACTTAGTGCCGGAGTCTGGCTTCTTCTTTGGTGGGTTGACACCAAATCCTGGCTTCTCTTTGCCCTTCATTTTTCCTACTTTCTTTCCTATACCGTATATACAGACCGTACCAAGAGTATAAACTTAGATCAGTTTCTAAGAATCCGTTTCCTGTCTTTAAATACCTGTATATACCCTTCACTTATACCCGCCCGCCCCCTCGTAAGTCGGGAACGTTTTGACGTGTTTTGAAAGTAATCGGGCGTTTACGCTGTTTTTACACAGGTATATACGGCACCCGTTTGTTTAATCTGGTCTTTTTCCTTCGATGAGGGCTTCTTATCAATGACCAGCCCCGTGATAACCCTGCCTCAAAGGCTGTTTTACCGGCTTCCCCCGCCCTTTTCATGGGGTTGTTCAAGTTCAGTGGGCATTCCTGCCCGGCGAGCGGGCCGTCCCGGGAAGACCACGGGGGGAGTGACCCTTTATAAAATATGCCGAGCGGTGGTGATAAAGTATTCAGTCAGTCGTGCCGAGTAATACTGCTACACCCCTGCGCTAGTCCTGCTGCTATACCCCAGCGTCTGCTGCTGCGTCTGCTGCCGGTCGAGCCTGGCGCCTGGCTCCCGGTCGGCTGCTGCGTCGGCTGCGTCGGCTGCTGCTGTAGCTTGTAACAAACCTAGGACAGGACCAGGTTGAAGGATCGAGCCCGGCAACGGCCCGTCGACCGGGACGTCGGCGTCGGCTGCTGTCAGGGTCGGCTGCTGGACACATGACCGCCATGCTGCTATTATTCTCAGGCGTGGAGTCTCTGCGCCCGTTGGCTGCCGGCATGTAGCTCGTGAGGTGAAACGTGAAACGGAAGGTGGACGCTACGTTTTATAGCGATCCGTCGCACGGATGGTATGCAGTCGACGTAGACGAAGTGAAGGCGTACGGACTGGTGGAAAAGATCAGTGCGTTTTCCTATCATGATCCGGAGGACGGGCTCGTATTTCTTGAAGAAGACTGCGACGCTACGCTCTTTGAACGTGCAGTGCGTGCGCGTGGTGATCTGTTGATTATCCACGAGACGCCACCGTCAGCCGGTGATTCGTTCGTGACTCGCATGAACCGCTACTCAGCACAAGTTGTGCTGGGTACAGCGACATATTAGGAGGTGGATATCATGAAGAAAAAGACTAGGTGTTTTGAATGCGGCACGGTAAGCAAGTCGCTTGATGACTCGACCTCACTCTGCCGCGAGTGTGAGCGGGTAGTGTTTGATGATCGGCGCGGAGTGGCACGAGTAACGAAGAAATGCGACGCGCAGGTGTGGCAGGAGTCTAGCCTCGTGCTCATTATTCCGATCACAGGCGCAGCCCGGAGTTGGCTCTTGGCGCACGTTGTGGACGCTCTCACACTCGGCAATATGTACGCAGTGGAAACTCGCTACGCTCAGCCTATCCTTGCCGGCATGGCTCAGGACGGGCTCAGTCTTGCGACTGTTGCGTGAAGTATTGTCAGGCTCGCGGTTGTCTGGCATGGGCTGGGCCGCGCAAAATAAACAATAAGACGGTCTGGTTGTGCCGTCCACACTGGAGGGTAATGTATGGCTCGAGCAGTAAAACTTATGGAACTCAAGGCAGTTTGTGACCGGATCAATGAAATCCGAGGATACGATCCTCACCGTATCGGTGTTGGGCTTGGACACTATTACTTGCAGGGTGCATATGGTGGTTACCAACTCCAACGCGTAGTGAACGAGTCTGGAGGCGTGGAGGCGATCACTCCCGGTTTTCTCCCGAAGCGTGAACTCTTGGCTCTCATGCACGCATATTTGCGTGGCATGACAGACAGAAGTTGGAGCACGCTCTAGCCGGACCAGGCTCCGGCTTAATGAAGAAGCCCGCGCAATAGGCGCGGGCTTCTTCATATCCAGCTCAATATCCCTAGTCGATGCTACCCGGCGAACTCGATTTTGTGCTATACTTCCCACCTATGGCGGCGGCTTGTCGCCAAGTAGTAGGGGGTACAAGTATGTACAGGGAAGCAGTAAAGTGCGTGGATTGTGGAGTAGAGGTAGCACGATCCGGTGGTCGAGGTCGGCCACGTGTACGTTGCCAAGAGCATTTTGATGCTTTTATGGCTGCTCGGTACGCTGTGAGGGTAATGAACGGGCTCAAGGACGTAGTTGCCAAGGCAGATCAGCAGTTTGTGGCTGAGAATCCATCTGGCACTACTGGGGATGGGTATCCGGTTGTCCGCTGAGATCGCTCTTGGTATCGGCAAGCGCCTTGATCCTGAAATGGATGAGCAGTTTGAACTGCATATCTTTTTCAGCAAATACCGGTGCGTATGGAAGGGTGACCGGAAGGTCTGGGTATACTCAAGGTGGGGAGAAGATGGCTATCCGACTAACCAGCCGATCGACGTGATTCGGTTTGCTGATGAGTCGTTTGATATCGCAGCCCTGAATATTGACAGTATCCGGAATATATTCTATCCTTGGTTCGCTGACCACGAAGGCGGCAAATAGTTTAGTAGGAGGTGGATATCATGGGTTATTACGTGAGCATGACGGGTTCTACCGTAGCCATTAAGAGGGAGCACCTTGCCGACGCGTACAAAGCAATGTGCGAACTCAACAATCATGACGAGCTTAAAACCGGGGGATCATCTCTCGGCAATAAGTGGTTCGCATGGATGCCAGAGCACTATCCGGCAGAATGCGAGGATGCCAAAGAAATCCTTGAAACGCTTGGGTTTTCTGTAAGCACCCAGGGTAATGGCGATCTCTGGATTTCAGCGTATGACTCCAAGATCGGTCAAGAAGAGGTGTTTCTTTACGCCATCGCTCCCTATGTTGGCTTGGTCGACTGGGCCGTAGAGCGCGCAGAGCGCAGGGGAGACAGCCCAGTGCCAGAGATGGAATGGACTGGCGAGGATGGCGAGTTCTGGAAGTATATCTTTAGGGATAATAAGATGTACAGCGCCGCCGGTCTCAAGGAATATGGCGTGGTGAGCGAAGTCCGCGCAATGGAACGAGACTGATGCAGTTCTTGAACCTGTTCTGTCCTACATATCCCACGCATGGACGCATTTGGGATTTGCGGCAGGACAGGTTCTACTGCTCCCACCAACAGCACGACGAGGAGGGGAAACAAAACTTATGGACAGCAAAAGAACTGATCGCAGCCCACGAGTCTGCGACCACTGCCAAGGAAATAGCCCAAAAAAATATGGATGGATCACCAGAGACACTGTCGACGTAGAGATCACCGGACGTTGGTGCTCATGGACATGCTACAATGCGTGGTTCAACGTCGCATGGAGTGAATCCAACCAAGACCTGCCCAATGAGAGAGGTGAACTGTGAACGTAATCCCGCATGATAATAAAGCTGAACTGTCGCTGGTAGGCGCTGTGCTCATCAACCCGGCATCCTATGCCGAGGTTTCATCCACCGTATCGTCTAGCGATTTTTACGTTGATTCCTGTAGGGCTGTTTGGCGTGCGTATGAGCGCCTTGCCAAGAAGGGGCTGGAGATTGACGCGATCACAGTCCATGCCGAGTTGCCGGACAGCGTGAGCAGAACAATCATTTCGGAGGCTATGTCAGCCGTACCGTTCGGCTCCAGCACTGTCTCGCATGCTCGCATCGTCGCAGACCTTGCAGTGTATCGGCGCATGATCGATGTCAGCCACGAACTGGCCAAACTCGCGTACTCACGACCGGAGTCATCAGATATCGCCATTGATGAGGCGCAGTCTAAACTGTTCTCACTCACCTCCAAGCGCGCTGCCAAACTGTCAGTGCCATCCCAACAAGTGGCAATGGATGTGGTAAAGCGACTGGATAAACTCATGAACCTTGGCGAAGACCCAGGCATCAAGACCGGGATAAGGGGACTTGACGATATCACTGGTGGACTACAGAACTCAGACCTTATTATCCTTGCGGCGCGCCCATCTGTTGGCAAGACTGCGCTTGCGATCAGTGCAGCGCGCCACGCTGCCGGCGCGCTCAATAAGCGTGTTGCAATCTATTCTCTTGAGATGTCTGCTCAGTCAGTCGGCACGCGCCTGCTCGCTTCAATGTCCGGAATCGCCGTTCAGGATATCCTGCGCGGTCGGATCGGCAGCAATCAGTGGGTAAAACTTGCCGCTGGAGTGGTTCGCATGATGCGCGCTCCGGTTGTCATTGACGACTCTCCAACGATTACGCCAGCGGAACTGCGCTCACGAGCACGTTACCTTAAGGCAAATGGTGGTCTTGACCTTGTGATTGTGGACTATCTGCAACTCATGATGTCGGATCGTCAGACCAAGGACGCCAACAGGGTCATCGAGGTGTCAGAGATTAGCCGGTCATTGAAGACACTGGCTCGTGAGCTTGATGTCCCGGTACTCGCCCTGTCGCAGTTGAATCGCTCGTCAGAGCACCGAGAGGATGGTGAGCCACGCCTCTCGGACTTGCGAGACTCTGGAGCCATTGAGCAGGACGCTGACATTGTCCTCATGCTGTGGAGACCAGCAATCTTTCAGGTTAAGATGAAGGTGGCAAAGCACCGCAATGGGCCGACCGGTGAGGTTGACCTTGAGTGGAGGAAGGAAACGGTGGAGTTCCGATGAGCGACAAGGCACACGATGTAGCGGAGAATATCATCCTACTCATCATCATCTTGGGGATCATCTCTATGGGGATGGGAAGCAGTCGCATCGGGAGTTAGTTGCGACAGGTAGACCTTGCCTGGGATGCCGTCCTCGTCGTCACGACCAAAGAATGAGCCGTACACAATACCGTTTCTTTTGCACCACTCGCGCAGGCTTATGCCCTCTAACTGAGCCTGCTTCTTGAAGAATAACCTAGTCTGTTCTTCGTGGCTTGCCATGTAGTTCTTCTTTCATAATGTCCAGTGCTAACTCTAGCCCAACTAATACGCTTTTTGCCACCGACCGGTCGGCAACTCCGCGTTGCATCTGGTCTAGGAACGACGCCCTAACTTCCGGCGCAGAGGAAGACTCCCCGACTATCAGGGAGATTCTTTTAATAGTTCTTTCAACATCATTCAATGCCGAGGACGTGCTCGATGGATTCCGCATTCTTGGCGTTGACCACTACACAGGCCACAAGAGACTGAACTCCACATTTGGAGCACAGCACCAACCGAAGTGAACCCGTTGGGGCTGCGACCGGGGAGCCGTATCTTCCGCGTACGGTCTTCAGGCTTCTGTTCTTGCATTTTCTGCACTTGAGATGTTTGCCTACGCTCAACGGGTCTCAAGCGCGATAAGAGCCACAAGCGCGGCTGCGATCTGCCCGTAAGGCTCTGGAGCGAGGCTTCCAAATGCCGCCGCAAGTGGGATAGCCGCCGTCTTACGCCACGACCGGCTGCCAGCAGCCTGTGTGATGACCTCTACTGTCTTGCGAAAGAAACCTTGGTTTCGGTCTTCAGCTGACTCTGGATTTGTCGCCATACTCTGTCTCCCTTGCTAATAGTGCGGCAACATGTGCCGCGATTTCTGCTGCCTTATTCCCGTCAACACCGTACGAAAGAAGTTCCTGCCGGACTGCCTCAAACGCAAGATGCCACAGGGAAACAATCTCCTGTGGGGATGGCTTTCTTTTTCTTGGAGCCGAGACGCTCATACGAGGTCTCTCCATTGAATAATATCGTCATACCAATCGGCAAGCCAGTGGTCTCTGAACGTCTTGGACGACTCATCCTTTTCTGAGATGATGTACTCCATCTTCGGCCAGTTGACGCCGGCGGAGAATGGGTCAATGGCAATCTCGCCTCCAGCCGTGTACCTTCCGGTGCATGCGTACATGACTCGAGTATTGTCCTCAAGAGCCAAGAAGCCACGAGCCCAGCCCGGTCCTGCATAGAATACAGTCGGCTCGTTGGCGTCAATCTCAAGTTCCACAACCTTGCGGAAGTCCTCGCTCATCGGGTTGCAGTTCACTGCCACAATGTATGCCCTGCCGCTAACGACAGTCATTGCCTTGCCCATCGGCTCGTTGTGCTGGAGGTGCAGGCCGCGAAGGACGCCCTTCTTGCTCAGGCTCATGTTGATCTGCTGAATCTGTCCGAACTGGCGACCGGATACCCCAGCCTTCCAAAGCTCAGCGAAGTAGCCTCGTGCATCCTGATAGGCTGCTGGGGAATAGATAATGATTCCGTTCATACCAATTTATCCTCACTTTCAACAACCCTTTCCACAGTTTCCCATTAGAAAGGTAACTAAATACTTCTGGGCTAAGGTCAATGATACGATTACCTGTGCCATCTGTACGGCACCGGGTGCAACGATCCCTTACCCAAATGACTATCTTCTTCCCATTTGCAATATTTTCTACAAGTATCTGATACGGCTTATCGTGAAAGTTCCTAAACTGTCCGGTTGCTCCGTAGTATGTTTGCTCTCCTTTGCTGTAGTGTCCTTGATACCAACTGGCTATCCCAGCGTCTCCGTCGTCGAATCTTCCAAATATTGCAGCGATGGCGATGATCCAGTCCATACTAGGAATTCCTCCATACTCATAGAGATGAGGGCTTCCTTAGCCTTGCCAGAACCGGGAGCCGTCACATGAACGACTGCCCGCAACTGCCCACCCCTTCGCTCAATAGATTGTAGCAGATCCCAGATCCGCTGAGGGAATGACTGGCCGCTCTTGACCTGAACGGCTATCCAGTCGTCCCGGTCTCCCCCGTCAGTCTTATTCCCAAACATCCCGACACGCTTGATGCCAAGCTTGCTGCAGACCCATCTCTCAATGGAGTTGCCGCGAGACCGGTTAGTCCTACCCCTGCGCTGGGCTGCTGTCTCTTCCTTCGACATGCACAATTCTCCTTCCTATCCACTCTGCCACTGGAGCGACCACGCCGTTACCGCAACAGCGATACCGGTGCGAATCAATCCCAGTCGGGAGTAGTTCGTCATCATTTTCTGTGCCACCTACAATGGCATGAGTAGTCCGGACATCCCCGACGTCAAAGGAGTTAAGCGTGTTGGCAATCCCGTCGTCTACCCAAGTCTCGTCATCCCCAGTGTTCTGAGCCCTCCTAGACTTCCTAAACACCGCTGGAGCGCCGGCGCTGTGCGCCATAGACTGTGCGATATCCTCAGTTACGTTGGCATTGCTTCCGAACCGGGACGGGAAAGACAGGGTCAGCGTCATTGAACGGTGGCTGGTGTCTGCAGGCCACAATGCGGACAGGCTGTTCGCCTGGTCCACTTCGTTCAGAGTGAAGCTTCCTGCTTTTTCGTCAACCCTCGTTTGGAATGCCATGACTCGCTGATCGTCCACCCGTCTGGCCACCCCATAAGTCTTTCGCACTCCGTCGGTGTCAACCTGCGAACCGACGATGAGTTGTCCGTTCTCAATGGTTGAGTTGACTCCTTTGTAGTATCTGGAGAGTAACGCGCCAGCGACTCCAAGGCGTCCTGCAGGACGCTCGGCAGTTTCTTGTCCCTCCGATTTGCTCGGCGCAGGATGCCGCTTGCAGCTTTTGCACTCAAAGAGAACCTCTCCGGCGCGGTCTGATTCAAGACTTCCGACAAGGAACACTCTACGGCGTCGTTGGGCGACTCCGAAGTATCGAGCGTCCAGAGTTCTCCACGATACGCCATACCGGAGTTGCTCCATTTCATGGAGAAGTCTTCCGAAATCAGCGCCTCTGTTTGAAGTGAAGAGCCCAGGGACATTCTCCAGCACGATCCACCGAGGTCTTCGTCGTTCCACAAGGTCGAGGAATGTGAAGGCGAGTGAACTGCGCTTGCCAGCAAAGCCGGCTCGCTTGCCTGCGACGCTGAGGTCTTGGCAGGGGAATCCTCCTGACCAGATGTCTGCTTCTGGGACGTCATCAGGGTGTACCTCCGTAATGCTTCCCAGATTCGGAGCGTCTGGGAACCGCTCTGCAAGCACGCTACTTGCATATGGATCTATTTCGCACACGCTTACAGTCTTGATCCCGGCTTCTTCAAAGCCGAGATCAAGACCGCCAACGCCAGAGAAAAATGAAGCGTGTCTCAAAATCCCCAAGACTCCTGCTTCTTCTCAGTTGCTTTGTTTATGTCAAAGATACTCTGAGCAGCCAACTCCAGTCGGCCCTCTGGGCTTTCAACGTATATCTCTGCTGCTGCGAGCAGTGTGTTCACGTCAGTGTCGCACCACTCGCACCGCTCCGGATGAAGATCCTTCATCGTGAGCATCTCCATTCCAAGGCGGCACAGAGCGCATACGCTTGCTTTATTCGCTTGGTTCGCGCTGTCGAAGCGCACCGAAGAGGAGAGGGCTTGCCTCGTAGGCTCTGAAATCGGCGTAGTTCTTTCCGTTGTACTCACGTGACCTCCCCCACTTCCCAATGGCATGCATATGTGGACGCGGATCCTTCGCCTCCTTCAACACCATTGCCTTATCGTAAATCTTCCGGGCATGAGCTTGCGGCTCACTTCCCCAGAAACTTACCGTGACATAAAGATACCGGTCAGGAGCATCCCCCTGCTTGCTGTTGGAAATCCAAGCATCATATGCCTCAGTCTGCTGAAGGCACTGAATCTCAAGAACCTCCCCCTTTGGTGTCTCCTTGATCTCTGGCTGCTTCTTGTCGCTAATCCAGACGTCAATCCTATCCATCAGAAGTCCAACCCTTCCAAATCATCCTGCTTCGTGGCAGGCGCTTTCTTTGCCGGCTCTGCGAAGATCTTCTTCGCTGCCTCAACGACCACTCGATCGCCGCTGTCATTCTCGGGATCATCACCCGTTGGGATGAGGAACCCTGTCAGGAGCGCATACTTTAGCGCACCTGTCGCCGCCTTATATGCGGCCTTGTCGGTGGAGTCGCTGCCAGTGCCGATTGACTGCCACGAGATTGTCTCGCCGCTGTCACCGTCAGTAAGCGTCCACGTGAACCGGAGCGTCAACAGCACCTGCTTGCCGCTTGGCGTAAGCCCCTCGCTGACGACGTCAATGTTCGTTGGGGTCATGATGACGTTCAACTTGGAGAGTTCGTCACGAACAATCGCGGCAACCTCTGCAGCCTGAACGTACTTGTACCCCTGCGCAGCGTTCGTGCCACTCTTGTGGACATAGCCAACCGCGCTATAGATCTTCGCAAGCTTTGTAGCCAGCGTTACCTTTTCGGTGCTCACTTGTCACCTCCCAAACATACCGCCTTCCAATTACACCACCCACACGGCCATTTCCGGCGGGCTGCGTCGGGGAATCTAGGCGGAATCCGATCCCCGTAGTAGTTTAGCACATCCAGCACCCGACCTGCCCGGTCTCCCCACTCGGCAATGTCAACTGGGAACTCCGCTAGGTCAAAGCTGTCCTTGCAGACGTAGACGACCCACGCCTCAAGAATAACGGTAATTCCGGCGTCGTTATATGCCTCGCCAAGATATCGAGCATACGATGCCACCTGTGTGGCATGCTCTGGCTTTGGGCCATGAAGACGCCTGAACCCTGCTGCCTTGATGCTCTTAAACTCTAAGACTGCGTACGTGTCGTCCTCAAGTTGAAGCAGGGCGTCAATGTTTCCAGAGAAATCATTCTCAATTGACTCAACCGGAACCTCAAACTGGATCCGGTCGCCATACTTCTCCTTGAGCACGTCCTGAAGAAAGTCACCAACAGCGTTGCCCATAGCAAAAATGCGCAGGGTATCTGCCGTGAATGGCTCAGACGGGGGAACCCCGTTGGCTGAGTACCAATGCGCCCGGATGCAGCCTCCAAGAAGGGAGCCGCGCCACTTGCGCTTGGATGGTCGACCGATGAGATTACGTGCCGCGAGCACCTCATCTATCTGATTAACTACATGCATTCCACACCTCCGCACCCCCCAGAATTAATGTGCCGCAGGAGGGAGGTGGATCTCCTGCGGCACTCTTTGTCAGCCTTCCTGCACGGTTCTCTCTGTAATCCATGCAAGATGCTCATGGTACTGCTCTAGGCGGCTAGGCTTGTCAATGCTCTTCGCTGCCCGCGCTGACAGTCTAGTGATTGCTTCGTCGTTTGTCAACGTGATCGGGTCAGCCGGACACAGATGTGGGGTCTTAAACGTACCAAGATGGTACGACCGGGCGTCGGCGTCCTTTAGCGCATCGTTGAAGATGACCGTGCAATTCAACTTCGCCCCAAGCTTGTTGGCAATGTCCCACACCTGCGTATTTTCTCCGCAGATATTGTAGACGCCAACATATTCCTCGCGTGCAGACTCGACCACCTTGACGATGGAGTCCGCTGCATCCTCAACGTGAAGCAGAGGGCGCCTAGCATTGCTCTTTGGCGTAATTGAGTTGCTCCTAGCGGCCTCAACCGCAAACGCGTTAACAACCAGATCCGTGCGGAAGTTTGGGCTATCCCCCCAGAGCGTTGCAAACCGGAGCATTGCCGAGTTTGCATTGATGAAATCAATCACTCGCTCCGCCTTCACCTTGGAATCGGCATATGTTGTGAGCGGGTTAAGCGGGTCGGTTTCTACGTTGTTCTTTGACTCACCATCGGTGAAGCCGTAAACCGAAGCAGAGGACGCAAGCACATGCTTGGCGTCCGGAAAGACTGCGGCGATATCCCCAACCATTCGCGTGTTGACCGCATAGGTCATTCCGGGAGAAATGTCCCCAAGGGGATCATTGCTAAGACCGGCAAGGTGAACGACCGCTGTTGGATCCCACAAATAACTAGCAATCTCATCAACCTTTGAGACTTGAAGATCTGGCAAGTAGTCAAACGGGATCTCTGCTGGGTATAGTTCAATGTCAACCCCAACAACAAGATACCCCTTGCTCTTCAGTTTCTTCACCACAATCGGCCCAAGATACCCAAGGTTTCCAGTTACAATTACTTGCTTTCGCATCAATACCCCTCAAAATGTGTGCGGACTGCTTCCGCCCAATGCGAAAGCTTGTCCAACTTGTTGTTCTGCAGGGCAGAATAATTGGGTCGAAGTTCATCGTCCCGGTTATCCTCCCTGTTAGTGACCTTGCCAGCAATACCGCGCTCGCGGCGAATCTGGCGGACTAGATCGGCATAAGATACCGATCCTTCGTTAACTGCGTGATAGATGCCGGAATCTTTCCGGTCAACAAAAAGCCCAACCATCAACCTGACTGACTCAGGAAGATAGGTTGGGGTAATGATCTGCTGTGAAGGCAAAATGACGTCGCCGCCTTTGCTCCCCATGATGTCTACAAACGACTCACGGAGTGGGCTGCGCCACTTTCCAAACGGCGAGGCAATGCGAGCAACCCACCCATCGTGGGCAAGCACGCCAAGTTCGCCGCTTCGCTTTGTCTTTCCGTACACGGACTTTGACCCACTGGAGAAGTACCTTGACTCTGGGTCTTCGCCTTCTCCAATCTTGCCAGCGATTGGTCGCGGCCACTCTGGGTTCAGCTTACCAAACACGTAGTCCGTTGAGATGTAAAGCATTGGAACATGCGTTGAAAGAACGCGAGGGATCAAATGATTGATTCTATCCGCAACGGCATACGAAGCCTCGCACGCAAGGAGGTCTCGATATGCAGAGGTATAGATCACAACTTCAAACTGCTTGGCGATTACCTTAAGTTCTTGTGGCTTAGCAGTGTCTACCGGAAACTTGATGTCTACCTTTCGGTGGACAGGTACAGTCTCCTTTACGCCACGCCCCACGATTTGGTACTTGATTCCAAGTAGGTCAAGGTACTCAGCAATATGCTGCGCCACTTGACCGCTGCCAAAGATGCCAATCATTTGATCCCCCTCTCTTCTTATCGGTGGACTGTGGCTACGCCAGCCTTTAGCTTGCCAAAGATTTCTCGGAGAACTAGAACGTCTGCCTCGCAGTGCTCAACGATAGTCTCAAACTGCTCGTCGTCACCGTGGTCAGCCTTGTCCCAAATTCGTGGAGACAACACTGTCTTGCCGTTTTTCGCCTCAAAGAAGGCCTCAGCGTTAGCCAAAGACTTCCTGCCAATGTTGAACATGCTTCCCTTTGCAAGATACATTGCGTCAATGTGCATGCGCGGGTAAAGCAACGGAAGACCGTGGAACGCCAGCCGGGCATTGATGCGCGGGACGTCAAACAACTTTCCGTTCCAAGAAACTAGGATGTCAAACTTTCCAATGAGTTCTGCGTACGCAGCCACTGCCTTGGAGTCATCGATCGCGTTCTTTCCTGGATGTGTCTTGGTTGATACCGTTTGGACATTGCCAAACTGATCGGCAACGGATCCGCATAGGAACCGGCTCCACATTGAGAAGGTCGTCTCAATATCAAAGTATCCAATATCAAGCCCGACAAAGTCAGGTTGACCAGGCGCTACGTTGCGGTCTTTGGTCAGTAACCAACTATACGGATCTGTATATACAGATACGGGTTCTTTACCCTTTTTTACCGGTGTGCTACGCGGAGTGTAATCCTTTGGACTGGACGTGTCAAGTCCCCTCTTATAAAGCTTCTGGATGCTGTCCTTTGTGGCGCCTTTTCCAAGTTTCTTCGCTATCTGCTGGAACGTTAGACCGTTCTTTCGCATGATATCGATATCCTTGAACACGCTCATTAGACCCCCTTCATTATCTGTAACAGTAGGTTCATGGCGGCAACCACAATGGATACCGCAATTCCTACCTTCCATTGTACACCAAGACGCTCTTGCGCGTGCAAATCTTGTCGCACCTTTCTGGCCATTTCGTCGGTAGCCTGGATAACCTCCACTTCCCGGAGACGAGTTTCAATCCTTTCAGACTGCTCTCGCAGTAGCCGGATCTCAGACATTAAGACATTAAATTGGTGGGTGGTCATGGGTTTTTATTACGCTTTCCACCACCATTATTCCCGCCATTATTGCTGGAAGCAGCGGCTACCGGAGAAGATGAGAACGAGGTGGCAAACGATGAACCCTGAACCAACTCAAACTCAATGAGCTCTGCCCCGCTAGTTTCGGCAAGCCATCGGACTCCAGAGATTACAAACGGCTCATTAACATTTACATTGCCATGCTGAATAATTACATTGATTGAGTCGCCAACATCCCAGCCGTCCCAAAGTTCTAGGTTGTCCACCATCACTCGTAGCGTAATATTCTTGGTATTTTTAGGCTTATTTGCGGCGTCCAAATTGCCGTAAAGCCTGATGAGTCGGTTAGCCTCGTTTGTTGCGGCCTGAGCGTTTATAAACCCAGCCTTGGTTGCCACAAGGGGAATCCTGCCAAACCTGTTAATGCTTGCTGTATCTGAGGCTGTTGCCCCAACGATTGAGCTACCAGTCTGTGCGCTTGATCCGCTTAGATATGAAGAGGTTGGGATAACAGTCACGTCATTTCGTACCCTTGAATAGCCGGGGGCAAATGAATAGTTCTTAATATTTTCTGGGTATCTAAGCGCAATACTAGATAACGCAGTTGAGGCAACGTTAAGACTTAACTTAAAATTCCCAGAATAGGTAGAGCCGTTGCTGGGTTTTAAGATGCCAAAGATTGCCTTGCCACCATCAGTTCTTGCGCCCATCTCAAGGTCGCAAACGTCCGCAATGTAATCCATTACCGGTGATCCTGCAGTGAATGTGGTGTGCGTTGTGGCTGTAGTTCCAGTTATTGAAAGTGTTGCATATCGGAGGCGAGAGGCCGTGTCAGCAGCGGTGGCTGCCGTAAAAGTATCACTAATAATTTTGGAAACATTGTCATTGCGCTGACCAAGGGTAAATTCTGCCGTAGTTTGTGAGCCGCTGTCAATTAGCCATTTAGGGTAATAAATGTTAGGCGATGCTCCATAGAGGGCATCTCGCTGGTAGCCGGGTCGACATACCGCAACGTATGCTTGTAAAGAATATGTCATGCCATCGCGCAGGGTAAAACAGTCTATTCTTCTAGTATCTCCGTCGCTATTATCCGTGTATCCGCCCTGATTCATAATTGGGTTGATAGACGTAGAAGAGGAAGCCCCAAGTGCAATCAATTTCTTTCTTGTTTCATAAGAGAAAAAATAAACAACTACGTCTGTGCATTCAAATTTTGCACTACTTCCTGATCCAACAATTTTGTCTCCAACAACTGAAAATTCACAAGCCATACTTGATTGCCCTACTGGCGGAGTGCCGGAATCTTTTACTCCTGGAGGGCTTGCGTTGATCCGAAATCTAAACTCTGTTTCGTTGCCATTCCACCTATTTGATACGCTAGTTGAAGAGTTGTAGCAAATTGCGCTAAATTGCAACTTAATTGCTGGTGCATTAACGGTTTTTGCTGACCCTGAGCTAGTAAACATAGTTGCTGTTGTTGAGCCAATAACGTCGTAACTAAATGCCGTAAACCGGATGTTTTTATTGGTATCTTTAGCGTAATCAACAATGTCAACAGCAATGTTTCCATCTAGGTTTACACTGTTTGAAGGGCTTGAATAGGAAAAAGCGCTTCCATGAATTTTGTCTGCAACCCCACCGGTTGCCTCAAAAGCTCCTGGCGGTGCAGTGGTATTTGATTCCCCAAGCGTCCCAGTGTCTGCGTAATTAAAGATTGTATCAAAATCAGTTGCTTTATAGTCTGGGTTAAACGGTGTAGTAGTTTCAAAGGTTAGGTTAGTAAGCGGGGTAAAGCTTTGATTTAATACTGACTTGTAATCAATGCCAGAAAAAACCGTTTCGGTCTCCGTGGCAGTATAGTCGTCAATGACTCCGGCTCCCGCAAACTCCCATCGAGAGCGGAGCGTAGACCAGCGGGAGATCTCGTAATGGCGCTCAAGGGGAACAAACTCGGCTAGCTGTGGGTGGTCGTTAGGCAAAGTCCAATAAGCAGAACCGGAGTCATTGGCAAATTCCTCAAGGCCAATATTCTTGGCATCGTATACTACAGCCTTCTGGTCTCCCCGGAACCCTCCGGTCGTTCCAGCGGTAGTGTTGATTGCCCAGAGCGTAATCCGAAACTGGTGCTGGCTCAAATCCATGCCTCCTGAAAGGAATAGGTTATTGGCGTAGTTGTTAGGGCAGACACGGTGATGACATTTGCCCCCGACACAAGGTAGGGTACAGACGTTGTGCCGCTTAGAAGCAGATCCATGCGCAGCGTTGTTCCAACCTTTACTGTCCTATTGTCTGAGTTTACAATTACCGTTGTGCTTGCCGGGACTGACACAATGCATGTCCATAGGCTTGTGGAGATTGTTGCGGTTTGTGCCGTTGTTCGTACGCTGGCAAGAGTAATTGTTGGATACGCAAAGTAATTCCCATTGTTAGTAACTGATGTTGACGAAGTAGTTGTAGTCGACACCCCAAGAGATCCGGACGATGTGGTCTGGTGGATCTTGCGGGGATCTTTGGCAAACATAGCAATGTTTACTTTTGAGGCGACTCCCTTGCCCGCCTTGAGGGGTGTCACCCTGTCGTTTGGGAGCCCGTAAGACGGGAGTGCCGTTGGTCGCAACTTCATGTACATCGGGATGCCAGATGAGGAAAGGGATGAGTAAATGGTGGTAGGCTGTGTAAATCGCAACTGCCGGAATCCATCGTCGGCTGTGGCAAAGGCGGGATACGGTTGCAACGCTGCGTTAAGCGCGTCCAGCTTATCGTAGAAATCCGAAGAGGTTGATCCGTAGACTTGTACAATGACCTGCACTTGGCGTGGGCCGAGCAGTGCAATATCAGTGTCTACACCATCTCGTTGCGCCATCGAGTCAACATATCCACTTACGCTTGAGCCGGTATACTGAATGCCCTCAACCATGTAACCAGACAGCACTGCGTTAGGGGTAGATGAAGTAATGCTGTTGATGTTAATGTACGCGCTGCTGGCGGTCTGCAGCTCAATCGCCTTTGAGAAATCCATCAGCCCATCTTCCTAAATGTACGGATACGCTGCCTTTCGGTTCTCCACCTCTGCTGCGCAGCCATGGCTAGATTATTCATACCCAGTGCCGAAATGTCAGTGTTCCCTGACCCAATCTGCCACTGCTGGAACTGCGCCCGGTCAAAGGTCAGCATCGTTAGCGCCTCTGCCTGGACAAATACCTTGACGGCATTTGCGGCACGAGTATTGAGGTCAGTTGTAACAGATGACGGCGTAATTGCAACGCTGGCAGTTGTATATGTTGCCGCGATCTGATTCCATTCGCCATAGCCAAAGACACGGAATGTGCCAGTCTGGTTGAGCGTGTAGTGCGGCGGGAAGAATAGAATATTTGCATGCATTTCCCAGCCGCCATCTGCCCCGTCCCCAAGTGTGGGTCGAAGCGTCTCAACAAACTTACTAGAAGCGTCGTACACATCAATGCGCAGCGGCCACTTAACGGTTGAGAGCGTAACGCTAAAGACTGAGCCGCTTACCGGCTGAGTATAAGACAGCGTTTCAATTGCCTCTTCCGGATAGATGGTATTGATTGCGTCAATACCCTGATTAATCAGCTCCCCTAACTGCGCGTCAGTCCACGTGTTTGTGCTTTCGTCGCGCAGCGTCCTGCGCAGAGAAGTAAGAAGGTCTCCAAACGATACTGCCACTTATGCCACCTTTGCTCCTATACCCTTATTTTCTGCTGCCCATTTGAAGGCATCAGCCCATTCCTTTGCGCGATCCTTGTAATGGTATTCCTTTAGCACTCGCTCTTTTGCCGCGCCGGCAAGTTGCTCTCGCAAATCCTTGCTGCGGGTAAGCTTCTTCATAGCGTCGTACCATTCCTGCCTGCCCTTAGCAAGCAAGCCATCGACTCCGTCCCTAACCATCTGGTATGGGCCGTCCCCCTTAAATCGCTCACCAATAAACGCCGCTCCGGTCATTGAGTATTCAAGCCAATGAAGTTCTGACTTGGCTCGGTCAAAGTCGTCTCCCATGAGCGGGGCAACTCCGATGTCTGGATGAGAGTTTGCAAGTGCCTTGCAGAACTCTGGGATGCCCTCAATGTACGGGATCAACTCATCAAATACACCTTGAACCTGATCCTCTGTGCCTGGGTTAACTCCTAGGAATACCGGAGTAATTTCTTTTCTCAGATCTTGCACCGCCTTTGCGCAGTACCCGCCCCTAACGCGCTGGTTAGTCTCCGCCCATCCAAGATAATCCCTCATCCTTGCCGTACTGCCGTAGTAAACGGAGCGTGGTTTCCCACCGGGGCGCTCTGTCGTTGCTTTGTATAACTCTGGGTCTATGGCATTTTTAATGACGCGAATGTTGTCATTAAACCTTGCATATCTCTTACCAATGACATTGGTAGATGTTGTTACAAGATCTGCTCTCTTTGCCATCTCCTCGATGAGCGGCTGCTCTGGAATAATGTCTTTGATGTAACCGTTCCAAGACCTGATACTAAAGTGGTCGTCGTCGGTTTCGTAGACAATAGCCTTGTCGTGTGCCGCAAGCCGAAACGTTGGCCATAGCAATCGCGTAAGAAGATCTCGCTCCTTTGCCGGGCCGTGCTCATGTTTGGCTGCTTCAGTATAATTAAATGTGACAAACGAGCAACTCTTATTCTCGCAGGCAAGCGTAGTATTGTAGTACCTACGGAACACCACAACGTCTGCCCAATCAATATCTTGCGCGTTAACTTTGATCAACCCCTTTTGAAAAGCTTCTGGGAACGGCATTTTGTTTGCGCCCTCTTCAAACTCAAAGTTTACGTTGTTAATTCCCCTGTAATCCACCCCTAATTTTGACAGTTCTTCCTTAAACTGGTAGCCACGGAAGTATGCACATGGGCCGTCCTTAACATCTCCCCAAACTAAAACCTTGAGCATAGATCCCCCTTTCTCTCTTGCCTTTCGGCGGGGGCGCACGTGGCGCCCCCGCCTACTCGGATAAGCCTAGATCTTAGCTGATCGAGGCGGTCGTGCGGAGAATGCGGTAGCGTGCAAGACCGAGTCCTGCGGCGGTGCCGTTATCTCCGTCTGCGGTGCTCTTAGCCACATGAAGCAACTTGGAACCAAATCGCATCTTATAGCCAAGGAGCGAGACCTGCGCAAGCGGGTCAGTGTGGTCGCCACCTGGCGCCACGAAGTACGACTGCAGCGTCTGGCTGTCACCGATGGTATAAGCATCAGGGGCAAGGAACAGGGCGCTGTAGTTTGCACCGGTTGAAGAATACGTCGTTGGGGCTGCACCGGTGGCGCGGAACGCGTCCGAAGACACGATAATGCGGCACTGGCCAAAGCGACCAATCTCGTTCGTAAGCGCCGGAAGATCCGACACATACTTGTTCAACTCAATGAAGCCGTTTGTGCTCGTGTCCGTCACGAGGTCAAACTGCTGGTTAGGGTGAATAATCAGGCGATAGAAGCCGTCCGCGAATGGAGCGACATTGTTCGCAAGAAGATCCGTTGCCATGCGCTTGACCAGCCAACCGTTAAGGTTGGTAGTAACCGCAGTGGTTGCGTTCGTGGTAACCGTCGCTGTACCAGTCGCGCCCTGAATTGCCGCCGTGCGGGCGGTGCTGTGAATGGTATCGCGGACAAGCGTGTCCATGGTGCGCGTTGCCTGATAGGCAATGCGCTCGGCGCCGATGCCAATTAGGTCGTGCGGTGAATCAAGCTGGGCAAGATCGCTTACCGCAACTGTCTGACCGTACTGTGCTGCCGTAAAGAACTCGGACGAAATCGTCAGAGCCTGGTCGGTTGGCGGAACGCCTTCCGTCAACGGCGTTGTGTTAAGTGAAAGATCTGCGTATCGAGCGTATCGGATCGTATTCGTACCCTTTACGAAATAGCCTGGGACATACATCCCCGGCATTGCGTGAACGGCACGAGCTCGGAGCTCTTCAAGCGCACGCGCCTGAACGAGTTCCTGTACGAGAGCCGCAAAACCCGACTGGGTAGTTGAGCTTCCGTTGTAAGCCACGTTTACTCCTTATTATTCTTTAAATGGGTTTCCCGACTTTTTCAGTTCTTCAAAAACGTCAAAGGCGGTTCGCTTATGTGGAGCCTGCGACTGACTCTTAAGCGGTGCATTTACATCCACGAAAGCATCTGTAGTCTTCTCGTTTGCCACCGACTTTATAAACTTTTCAAACGCCTCGGCGCGAGCCTCGGTGTCAAGTCCGTCAGTGTCATTTGCAAACTGAGCATACAAAGGATGCTTCTGTGCAATGTTTTCTCTACGGGCGGTTTCCCGTGTCGCGGTGAGTTCTTGCTCCAACTGATTAGCGCGAAGATGCGCCTTTTCCAACTCGGACATATTGGCAAGTTCGGTCTGAGCCTTCCACTTTCGCAGTTCCTCAAGTTCCAAACCCTTAGCCTCTAGTTCCTTCTTGGTTACCGTTAGAGCCTGATCCTTGCCAGCCAGGCGCTTTCTCCAAGTGGCCACGTCTTCGTCGGGAGAAGTGGATACTGCTACCGGTTGCTCAACCGGGGCAGTCGACTGCTCCTCAACTGGAGTAACGACTTCGTCAGCCATACTGACTCCTTTACTTTATTTTGCGGCTAGTTATAGGCAGCCGCTCCCCTTTTATTCTGGTGAAAGGAAGTCCCCAATGTTGTCTAGAACACTGGTAGTTGGGCTTCCGGTGAGGAAGTTCTGGATATCGCTAATTGCCTTAACGGCAAGTTCTGGGCCAGCAGCCCACCCTTGGCTACGCTTCGCCGTTTCAAACACGGACGATGTAAGAGCACCTGGGATCTGTTCAAAGTCGTTCTTCGCAATAGGTCGCATGATCCCATTTCGGAACCAGTACGGAAGACTGACGCTAACGTCCGTTGGGAAGCCTGGCAGCAAGCCGTTCAGGAAGAACAACAGCGGAGGCCGACTTGCAACGTACTGCTGCAGTTGAGGGCTATCCTCAAGTGATGCGGCAATGTAGTCAGAAATCTTATTGGTCTGGAATGCCCCAAGGAACGGAGCAAAGCCACCTTCAAATGGCGCATACTTAAACATTGCGTTAAAGAATGCTGGAAGGATCTTACCCCACATGTACGAAATTGGGTATACCCCAAGGTACGGGTGGTTGAGAGTCCTTTCAACTGGGGACTTATACATTGAGTAGAACTGCTCGCGTGATGCCACGCTTGCGCCTTCTGCCCATGCCAACTTAGCCCAGTTCATCATGACCTGCATTTGCGCCGGCTGGTAGAGCGACTGCGCCATACCGGTTCCAAGTGCGTCAATCTCCCTTGCAGTAATCAGTTCGCCCTTTTCCACCTTGACAAGAATCTCATTTAGAAGAGGGATCTGCTTTCCGTTTGCCTGCATAAATGCCAGCTTGTTTGAAAGTTCCTCTACCACTGGATCTCGCTCAATAGAGGAGGTAAGGGTTTCTCGTGTGCGAACCTCACCTAGCACCTGATCTGCGCGCTTGAGCGCCTGCTCCTCTTCGTACATCTTGATCTTTGCGCTAATCTCTGCACGCTTAAGGGAAGTAGCCTCTTCAATTTGCGCCAGTCGCGTTTCAAATAGGTCAACGTTCTTTTGAACAAATTCGTCAAACTCTCCCCTGCTGACATGACCAGATGCCTCAATCCCAGACCACATATCATCTGAAATAGATCGGATCATTCCCTCAAGTCCGCCCTCGTGAGTGCTTCTAGCGAACTGAATAAGTTCATCAGCCATTGAAAGGAACCTATTCATATTGAGCATTGTCTTAGTCGTGGACATCATATCAGCTTCTGCGATACGAAGCATGTTGTAAACGCCGTACTCAGCCTTGCCGGGCATTTTCCCTAGTGGCCAGCGAGCGAAGTCAACTAGTTCAACAAGATCTCCACCGCCAGACTTGTCCTTTCGCAGCCCTCCACCGGCTCGATATAGACCGCTGCTGCCAAAGTCAACTCGGACAAGTTCTCCAGCGGCGTCAACCAGCACATTGCTCATGTCCCTATTGGTGACGTCAAAGTTTGCCAGCCAAAGGTCGTAAAGAATATTGTCTAGGAAGCCTTGGGCGTTACCGACGTTGATGTCCTTCATATCTTCCGACAAACGCTTGGTGTCCTTAAGCCACTCACTCCCGATGTAAAGACCGTCAACGTCAGGGATGATGCTTGTCTGAGGAACCTTAACCCCAGCCCTTCGGTAGATCTCGCTAACCATGTACTCATTTAGCACGTGAAGGTTTTGCTGAAGCGGAGTCTTAGCAAGATCAGACCCAATGTCTGGTCGCTTTACCCAGCGAATAATTCCGCCAACGCCCTCCCATAGACCAGACTTGCCGGCAGTATTCATTCCCGGTCGAAGTTTGATTTCGTCACTCTTTTCAATCTTTTTAATAAGTGCAAGCCCTGAATCAGTTACCACTGCGGCGTTGTCAGTTTTTGCAACAGTTTGAGCAACTCGTGCTCGCTCCGGCTGGACAGGCAATACGTCTCCGCTTGCAGCAAAGGCAAAGCTTCGGCGCTTTACAATTGATGAACGCTTTACTTCATCAAAGTTAACCCCAAGTTCAATTCCTCGCTTCTTTAGATATTCCTTAAGAATAGGGTTAGTTTCCATAAGCCTGTAGAACGTTCTGGCAAATTGGTAGCGACCTTCCTCCTCAATGCGAAGCGAGTTTACAGCACGAACCAATCGGCCCTGAGCCTCGTACGAAACGTTAAGAGACGACCCGCCGGACACTTTAGTAAATGTTCTTGGTGCCACGGTGTCAATAACAATTTCCCAGTCGCCGTTTGAACGCTTTGCAGAACTCACGATACGCCACATTTGACCACGTGGCATCATGACTTCAGTTTCCATTTGATGTACGGAGAGCCCTTCGGCTGCGTTCAGGTCAAGACCTTTCATCCCAATTGGATTTTCAATCCTCAACTTAACGCTTCCGGTAAATGCCCGACTACGGCTTCGGCTAAACGCAGGTGCGTTAAGCATCCTAAACTCGTCTCCGGCTTTTGGGATATAACCTGGAGCAAACAAGTCTACAAAGTCTGCCCCACGGTATACTGGGGAGGTTGTAATAACTGTATTCTTATTTAGTGCTGAGTCAAAATTGGCAACAAATTCTTCCATCTTTTTGAATCTGTCGTCACCAGTTGCGCTCTCATCGTAAAGACCCATGTTCCTTGCTTCTGCAATCATTGATGCTTCGTCCCGCGTTCGGGCTGGCTGAATACCAGAAATGATTGGAGTCTCTGCCTTTGCAGCAAAATATCGGCTGATCTTTCCGTAATCTCCGGTAGACCATCGGCGCAAAGCCTTCTTTTCTACATCTGAAGCCAGAGCGGTTGTAAGTGACGGGGTTCCTTCAAAGTCTCCAGAAACTGAAGTCGGAACATTAGTCTTAACTGAGCGAACGCTTGAGATAACTTCGTCAAGAGCCTCGGCTACTTCCTTCTGGGTCTTGGTTGTTGCGCCGGTCTTGCTTACAATAATATGCGCATCTTCAAGCTGCTCAAGGTCATCAACCTGAATGTCAGCCTTAGAAAGAATGGTCACAACCTTGTCCATTGGCCCAAAGTCAAACGCAGTACCAAATGTATACGGAGCGCCGTTTACATCGGCAATTCGGAGAATGTTCTCAGCAATCGTTCCGTTTACTCCTGAGTCAATTAGGTGTCGGAAGATTTTTGCCGGGTCTGTAGTTCCAAGAACCTCCATTGCCGCATTGGCAACGTCTGGCATTTCCCTCATCAATTGACGGCCAGAGGCTCGCAGCACTTCGTTATAGGTCGTCCAGTCAGTTGCAGCCACCTTGATGTCCGCTGTGCGCTTACGGGCTTTTTCACCGACTGGCGCAAGGTAACTGATGGCGTCTCCGAGAACGGCAGATACTCGAGACTGCACGGCATCCGCAACAAGCGGATTTGCCTTGGTGATTTCATCAAGAACGCTGGAGTTATATCGCAAGATGTGCGATCCAAGTTCGTGGCTATCGTATCGGAATGATCCCGGAGTTGTTAAGATTGAGGCAAGGTCAGACGCGTCTCGACGCAACGCGCTTCCTCGGATACCCCGCAATAGTGTAAGGGCATACGGCTCAACAATCTCTTGGGCGTTAAAGTATGGATTATATCGGTACCTAGCAAGCGGATAAAGCTTATTTGCAATTGATGCAAGAGTTGGGTAATTTGCCTGAATCGTCCTTGAAAACTTTGTAGTCGCACCAATTTTGCTAAGGTCTCCGCTGATGGCAAACAGTACAACCTTGCGTGCGCTTTCTCCGCCTTCTCCTGGGCCAAAGATTCGCCGGAATGTCTTAAGACCCTTTTCTCCTCCCCCAAAGGCGCGAGTAAGAATGCTGTCAATTTGAGTCTTTGTCAAGCCGCCAATGCTGATCTCTTGCTCAACTCCCTCTTTGACCATAAGCGCCATCGCCCGGTAGGCTTCCTGCTCGCTAATTGCTCCACCAAGCCCAACGCGCAAACGCTGGACGGCTCGGTCGTATAGTTCATTATTTCCAACTGGAGTGAGCATCTTGATTAGTTTTGCTTTGGCACTATTTGCCTGCTTAATAAGTTCTGGCTTGTTTAGCCCAAGAGATTCTGCTGGAAGCAACTTGTCAATCTTTGTATAAAGTTGCAGCGTAGGTCGAGTTACTGGGTTACCAGCAACATCGTATACAATTCCGTGCGTGCGCAGGAATCCTTCTTCCGGCTCGTTACCAATAACGTAACCATTTTCCTTGAGGGTCTGGCGGACGTCGGCAAGCTTCTGCAGGTTCTTATCTTCTTTCAGCTTGTTGTATTCTTCTTGCAGTTTCTGCGCATCCATTGCCGCTTTTGCCGTAGCAGTTCCGGGCATTGTGTAGTCTTGTGCGTGTTTGATTCCGCGAATATTGCGACCCTCAAGCGCACCAAAGACGTAGTTTCCGGATGGATAGTTTGGCGTACCCTTGATTGACCGAATGTCAATAACGCGTGCTGCGTTCTCAAGACTTCCGTTTGGATCGTAGACTCGGTAAACAACTCCGTGAAGTCCGCCACCTGTTGCCTTGGCAAGAGATGTTGCCTCCCTGCCAGATGTTAGGAACTCAGCAGGGTTAGAGATTGTAAACTGGTTAGGTTCATCTCCAAACGAGGCAAGATTATCCCACTCTTTAAGGTCAACTTTCTCTGCGATACCTTTCCCAATTGGGCCTGTGGCAAAGTCCTGTGGGGCTCCCACCGGCATAATTACTCCTGGGTCTGCGTAGAACGAGTCAAGACCTCGGATAAGCCGGGCATCTGCGGTAGCGCCAAGATGCTCTGCCGTATGGTGGAACAACTTGTTCCCTGAAAATGTTGTCTTGTATTCCCCAAGTTGGTTTGCAAAGGAATTCGCAGATGACTTTTCAAGAACAATCTTTCCATATCGGTTAATAAGATTGTTAAGAGCAGCCGGCTCAAGATCTCGGATAATATCATTCCAATTGCCATCTAGTTCTGCAATGTAACTGGCAGATGGCCCACCTTCAAATGCATCTGCAACCATCTGCGTAGCAACTGGATCACCGCTGTTCATCGCTTCATCAAGCTTGTTGATGACCTTCATTGTCCATGAGTCTGCGTCCCCAGAGTCCGCAAAATAGTCCGATAGTCGCGGTGCATGTACGGCGTCAAGTTCAATTGTAGTCAATCGAGTAGGCCTAAAGTGGAGCGAATCCAATGAGTGGAACATATCGGCAATAGAGTGGTACATTCCGCTGGCAAACCTGTTGTCGTCACGAGCCTTCAGATCACGCATAATCCTGCGGAATGACTTGATCGCACGAACTCGCCACTGGTTTTCAATCATGTTCGGAAGGGCGTATCCCTTCTTTGCAATCTCTGCGTTTTCGTACCCAAGCAGACTCCATACTGGAGTATTAGATCCGCCAATGCCACGCTCAAGATATTCCCTAATCCATTGGTCAAACGTCAACGAGCCGGAGTTTTGAGACAGGGGCTCGCCGCTTGACTTTAGCAACTGAGTTGCCCGGACTAGGTTCCCGTCCTTGTCGTAATGGAAGATTACATCGTCAAGCCAGATGTCCTTAAAGTTGTCTCCAGAAAGGTATCTACCAACAAGGTACTCTGGATCCATAAGGAGTTTCTTGGCATTAGCCGGAGTAAGCTTGGCAATCTCTGCCTGGCTTGCCATAACCGACCTAGCAACCGGAGCCTCAAGTCCACCGTGGAATGGCCCAGCAACATCAAGTTTAGGGGAATCTAGAACAAGGTGCAACTGCTGATAATTTCTTCCATCGTCAGCCAAGTCAAACACAGTAGAAGATGGCAAACGCTTTGCCTTGCTCATTGAGAACCTGACCATAGGATGTCGCCAAATTCCAGCCCCCGCCCCTGTAACTTCTGTTACTTCAGAGGAGTTGTCTTGGGCGAGCCTCATAAGCCTATTGCGAAGCAAAAGGGTTAAGGCATCCATTTCGTTCCCAGTAACGACCACGCTAAGTCCCGGAGTTGCCTCGCCAGACACGCGCCAGCCGTTCATGTCAATTGCTGCGCTTCTGGCAAATGAATTTCCAGCCCAGTCAACTGAGGCTTCATTCCAGTTGGAATACCATTCCCCTACGCCTTCAATCTCAACTTGTCTTACTTCACCTGTTGCCGCGTCAGCAACCTCGTACGTGAATGGGTTGGCGTTCTCCGTCAGCTTCTCTGCAGCGTACACTGGACTTGGCAACGGATCGGTACCCCAGTGTTCTGAAACGCTTCCGTAAACATTGTGGTACAAATCATTAGTCTTAGAGTTAATACCAGCCCAAGAGAATGCTGGCTCTGACGCGCTAATATTGTCAACAATGTTTGGCAGTTTGCTTAGTCCTTGGTGCGCTCCCTCAACAATACGTCTCCGCTTTGGGTCAATCCAGTTACCCTTGGTAAGTGCATCTTCCACTTTCCCAAGGTAAACGCTTGCATCCAAATCATTTTCGCTGTGATTCCAAAGGTTCTTTTGGAACGCTGGGGCGTCCGCATATACGGAATCTGACCAAAGTTCTGGGCTGATTTCTCCCTCAAACTTTGGGGCATACTTTCCAAGATACTTGCCAAATAGTTCTTGATCCTGTGAGGTGCTAATAATACTTGCTGTTTCAAGATCTGCAACAACCCCACCGTAAAGAAGGTCATTGAGATCAACGGTCTTTGCGGCAACTTGGGCTGCGTACTTAAGCCCTTCTCCTGGGCCGTTCTGTAGCAGGTCTAGTTGGCTTTCAAGCCTCTGGCTAATGCGCGAAACGTACCCCTTATTGTTTCGGATTTCTTTAAGCATATCAAGTACTTCAGACGCTTTTTCTTTTGGTGACTCCTTGAGGAGTGTGCTAAAAATTGTCGTGCTGAACCTTGACCCCAACTCGGTGTAACTTGAGACAAGCGCCTCAGCGGTCTTGACCATGCTTTCTGCGCTATCACTCTTGATGGCATCTCCAAGCATTGAGATGGCATCGTCAAGAGTCTTCATGGTAAAACGGTCGTCTCGGACAATGGTTAGCAACTCAAAGTTCTTCACCTTCTTTAGTGGGGCAAGCAACTGCAGAGCTCGACCATGTGCTGACATCTTAATAATCTCAAGAACCCCTGCCAGTTGTTCAATGGCTTGCTGCTGGCCGCCCAGTGATCCGTAGGATTTTTGAGCGTCGGCAAACAGAATTGCCAATCCTTGGCTTACTTTTTCTGAATTGAGAACACTTTTCCCGTCAGATAGCGAGGCAATCAATCGTTGCTGTGCTTCCAAATACAATTCCCCGGAAGCGCCCAATCCTTTTGACAAATGCTCAGATACGTCGGCAAGCCGCTTGTTCTTGCTTACGTCAAGCACGGTCTTAACCCGCGCCCTAATTTCATTTCCAAAGTGACGAAGGAAAAGTTGCAGGCGGTTTTGGCTTTGAAGGAACTTTGAAGTTTCCTGACTCAACTGCTGCTGGTTGTACGCCAAGCGCAACTCGTCCATGGCAACGTCAAGAGCCTTCTCCTGCTCACCGTCCGGCAACTTCTTCCACTCGTCTGCAATCCCCACAAATCGCTGGTAGAACTCGTCTGAATATCCGCGGAAGCCCTGTAGTTGCTTAAGCCCGTCAACTCCTTCGTTGGCTGCGGTGACGATTACCTTCTTGGCAAACGCCTGTGCAGTTTCAGATGCAATTCGGCTTGTTGGCTCCTTGGCGGCAACGGTATATTGGTATCGAGCGTCCATTACCAAGTTGTCTACAAACTGTACGCCAGCCTCAATGCCGGCTTCCTTTGCCATATTGTGAATCACAGCAAGGTTCTTTTCCCCAACCGTGTCGGCAATAGCATTAAAATGCTGATGAGTAACAGTAGCGTACCCGCGAGAAATAACGTTTGCACCCATGTTGTACATCTTGCCAAGGATCTTCATGTTCTCGGCAATCTTAAGACGCGTGCCAGTAATGTCCTTCTGTGCCATTCGCACTGCAAACTGACCAGCATCATTAGACCAGCGGACGGCATCAGCTACACCTTGGATTGCCCTCCACCCCTTTCCGGCAAGCCTAAACTCTTGGTTGGAAATTGGGTCTAGGATTGCAAGCAATAGTGCCTGATACATATCGTCAGTTAGAAGCGTCCCATTCTCTCGCATTGAAGAAAGAACTTCGTCATCAGACATTCCTTGGTCAATCATCTGCTTCACCCCAGACGAAAGATAAGACACATCATTTGGGTTAAGAGCGCCGACATCAGGGAGCAAAGAAATCGGCCATGGGGCTTTTGCCCACTTCTCCTTGCCTGTCATTACCTGATTTAATGCGCTGTTAAGAGCCTCGTTTACCGGAGACCCATAGTATCCTGGCGGTACCGCACCGTCGACAGCAGATGTCTTGCCGTCTCGATATTTTTGGATGCGCGTCTTAGTGACAGCATTCTCAAATGCAAAATCTTGCATCTGAATAAAAGGCCAAGAAAGAAAACCAAGACCTGTAACTCCAACCTCAAGAACTTTGCCGCCTACAGCCCCAGTTATCCCTGCTGCAACTCTAGCAACATCTCCAACTACTGGAATATTCCCGATTGCTCCTGGGATTTCTGAGATGGTCTGAATTCCTTCGCCAAGCGTGCTATTCGCAATGCCCTGAGTGTCAACCCCAGTCAGTTCTCCTACCGACTTGATTAGTTGCTGGGCGTCAAACTTGGGAGCCTCTGGCAGCCCACGAACATCTCCAGTCGCAAGGTTGACACCGAACGTGCCAATATTGGCAGTGGAGTCAGTCGTCTTCTCTTGCTGGATAGTTGGGCTTCCGGATACCGGGAACTGTCCTGGTGCCTGGTTCTGATCCCAAGGGCTGTTCGGGTCAAATGACATTTATTCCTCTATCCTTACTTTGCGATCATACTGGCGGGTGATCTTCCACCAATAGTGGTTGACTTAAAGAGAGATGACGTGTTTGTACTTGCTGCAATAGGGGTGTTCCTAAATGTATAATTAAGGAAACCTTCCCCAGTAAACGCTGGGGTAGTTGTAGCCATGTCTCTTTCTCCAGCCCTAAACGTGTTGAAGGCGGCTTCGGAAGATGGCGTAGCAAATTGGCTTGGCATTGATCCCGGCTTACTTGCCCCTGGACCGCCATTAAAGTTAGGAGTTCCTGGAACTTTTCCTGATCCATCGCCCGCTGGATTCGCCGGGGTTGAAGTTGGGAACAGGGCATCAAATTGAGACTCCCATTCTGTTCCAACAATAGACGTTCTTGCGGTGTTGATAATGGAGTCCCTAATTTGGTCGTACCTATCCGGCGTAATTCCGTCTCCTTTAAGAGCGTCAAGTCGAGTCCTAATGGAGCCAAACAACTTGTCTGCGTCTTCGCTAGTACCAAGACCACGTTCTGCCCCATCGGAAACCTGTCCGCTTGGAACAATAAACACTGAACTGGACTGCCCAGCCGGAGAGTTATATGGAGTTGTAATGTTGATTCGCGGAACATACGCCGCCCTAAAGTCATTCGCGGTTGATAACTCCCCAGTAAACGGATTATAATTCTGCTTGTAAGAAACTCCGTTGACAATAACCCTAAAGTTTCCATTGCCTAGATCGTAAAAGAATCCAATGTCCTCATTTGGAGTTCCGGCTTGAGCGCCAGGGGCTTGGATAATTGATCCGCCAACCGCAGCCATAATGTATTTGCCGTTGACGTTAATCATTGTTGTTAGACCAGAAGCCTCACCAGCCGCAGGATTTACTGCTGGCCCAAGGTGCCACTTACCGTCTAGCCCCATAACTGCTGATTGGACAAAACCGCGACCAAGGTCTTGCACGATTGCTGAATCATTTGCTACGCTACCGATGATATCAGTAAACGCAGTCTGCTGCTTTCCTGTCATAGCCTCATATTGGGATGAGTACGGATTGGCAAGATCCCAAGAACTAAATCCATCTGAAACGTCTGGAATCTTGCCGGCTCTTGCGTCAATAATATCCTGAAGGGTTTGTCGGTGTACCGACAACTCAAGCGGGTCAAGACCGGCTCCACCCTTGTTAATAAGATTAGTAAGGTCTACAATCATTTTGTCAACTAGCGCGGTATTGGCTTTTGCATCTCCGCTAGTCTGTGAAGCTTTGTCCATGAAGGAGCCAAACAGCATTCCTACATCGTCAACCAAAGTGTTGATACCGTATCCCTTCTGGACAAGGGAAAGATTTTGGAAAGTTGTTGTGTCTCCAGCAAGTTTGGCAGTTTCCTTAAGCGAGTTTTGCCCGGTAAACAATATATTTATGAGCTTATCTCGGTCAATAAAATCTGGAGAAACTCGCGCCGCAACTGGGGCCATAGAATAGAACCTTGACACATCAATCTGGTTTGCAGCAAATTGTTCAATGCTGCCATAGGACGATCCAAGAACGGTGTTGACAACGTTTAGGAAATCCCCAGTTTCGCTTCGGATTTTAGCCAAATTAGTCTGCGCAGCTTCTTGGGCGGCATACTTATTTGCCTTTGTAAGTTCTGCTTGAGCGTTACCAATAGCAGCCTGCACTGCGCGTGCGGTAGCAGTTCCGTTGATAACATCTCCACTACCGTTTGCAACTCCAAGACCAGACTCTACCGACTTGGCTCGTACCCCCTTAAGCCATGCAATGTACTTCCTAGTCTCTGCCGCATAGGCTCCTGCGCCTTTCCCGTTTGCGGTTGCAAGCTTTGTGTCCCATCGACCCTTCTCGGCAACATACTCTGCATTGAAAAGAGCCTCTTTAATATTTTGTCTAGAGGCATTATCCTCGGTAAACGCAGCAATAATCTGGCGTGCCTGAGAAGTAAATTCATCTTTGCTAATAAGGTTGTTACCCAAAGCATTGCCAAGAGCCTTGGCAAGTTGAATGTTGGCATCGTAAAGCTTGTTCTTCGCCTCGTCGGCGCTAAACGGACTTCCGGCTGAGGTAACCGCCCCTTTAAGGAAATCAATGTAACTCTTTACCGCAGAAATATCTCCTGGGTTCTCATTGATTTTGGTAACAAGGAGATTGTTTTGTCGAGTTGCCTCTTCCTTCATTACCTTTGCAATCTCAAGATCAATCTGATCCTTCTCGTATTGTGTAATCCATCCGTTTCCCTTATATTCGTTAAGGAACGCAAGGACATCGCTAGACGATGGAACTCCGCCACCACGATAGTCTGAGTTATAGAAATATGCGTTAGACATTGCGGTAGCCTGACGGTTAAACTGTGTGCGCATCAAGTCGTAGACCAACTGGGAGATGTTTGAGCCGCCAGTCTGCTTTGCAAACCTACCTCGTCGTGCCATTACTGATTACCCTCCTGTGGGGCTGGTTGCGGTTCAGCCATTGCAACACCCGGTTGTGGGGCGTTAGCAGGAAGTTGTTCCGCCGGTTGGTTAGGGCGCTGTTCCGGAGAAGCCTGCGCCGACGTAGTCCCAGACTGTGGGTTTTGTTGTCGTGATGCGTTTGCGCTTTGATCCATTCCTTGTTGACCTGGCGGTTGCTGCCCTGGCATTGCAACTCCAAGTTGGCGGAATACGGCCACAAGGTTGCCCATCGTGAGTACCGCCGAAGGATTGAGCGTGGCGTCTGTCTGCTCCTCGCGGATGACATCCTTCTCGCCCTCTGGGTCTTCTACGCCCACGCGATCCATAGCGCGCTCTGAACTCCAGATGCGGTTCTGGACAAGGTTGATTGCCGTTTGGGCAAGTTCCAGCGTGTCTCGTGGAGTAAGCTCAGGTGGAACGATATCAATACGGTATTCGTTGCCAAAGATGAACTCGACATCGGTGTCCTTGAATGACCAAAGACGTCCGGTGAGTTCCCATACCTGTTTAATCCAAGAGTAAAGCAACTTGCGTTTTGGCGAAAGTCGTGCTTCATAGTTGGCTACAAGGGAGGCAATAGCCCTGCTTGAGCCAAGAACGCTTGTAGGTGCAAGCCCAAGAAGGAGATCATTCAAGCCGGTAACAACCGCAATTTCACGGTCAATACGCTTGTTGAAATCTTCTACTTGGAACTCTGGAATAAATGGTGCAATGGTGCGGATTTCGTTTCCCGGACCAGGCGTTGCAATGCGGTTGGGCTTAGGGATTGCGTTTGGCGGAACCTCGTCTGGGGCTTCCGCTCCTACTAACTGCCACATTTGCCCCATCACGGTTGATGCAATCATCTGCGCCTGCGCGCTCATGCGTTCGTCCTTCTCTCGGAGCAGAGGCTCAACGTCGTAAAGCTCAGGCTTGCCGTATGGGCTGCCTGGGATTTTGGAGTTAATGAGTGGGAGGTACGGAATAATTCCGGCGTATTCTGGGTGGGCTTCATTCTTTACCATTGTGTTCCCAACAAAGATTGCATTAAACACCATTGGAGGAATGCCAACGGCTACTGGAATCTTGTACCAGTAATCGTAAACCTCAACCTGCTGCAATTCGTACTGCGAGCGGTTGCGCTGGGGATTCTTCTCAAGGTTGTTTCGGTATACCGAAGCAAGTGGGTCGTCGTGGGTTGACGATGACGTGTAAACAAATGTCGGGTTTGACCCGTTAGGAACTGGGATTGAGTCAACGCCAAACTCTTCCTTGGCGGCCTGCGGAGACAGCCCGTAGACATAAAGCGCCCAGTCAATACGCCGGTAGTCGGATGACCCAAAGCCAAGGTAAAGATTTTCTGGGGCTTCTACGATGCTAACCTTTGGAAGTAGCGATACTGGATCCCAATAGATCTTGGCTGCGGTATGTCCGTAGAGCGCCTTGATAGTACAGGCGTCTTCAAGCAGCAGATCAAAATCGTTCTCCTCCCACCATCGGAAGAACAGTCGCTCTCGCTCTGATGCGAGCATGCGGGCTTCCTTGTCGGTTCCTGCTGGAACGTAATTAATAACTGGTCGCACAGCCTGCAGTGAGGCTGGGATGTTTACATACGCCGGATGTACGTTGACGCTAATGTGTGATCTGCCCGCAAGCCGTGAGCTTGGGTCTTCTGGCCAGTGGTCTGCCCCACCTGTCGTAAACGTTGTAGGGTGGTAAAGGTTGTCAAAGCGTCGGAAGAGCGAGCGTAGCCGGGACTGCTCTGCCTCAAGTTGCGTTCTACGAGAAAGCATTTCCCGGAAACGCGTAAACTCCTCTGACTGCTGCGGATCAACACCGAGCAAGGCGTTCTTTGTCGTAAGCATCTTGAGCGAGGTCTTGTAGGATTCAGGTAGGTCGTCAGGGATAAAGCCAATGCCGGTATCGGACGACTTAGCCGAAGGAAGTGGCTTGCCGCCAATAAGAGGGATTTCCATTCCTGCAGTTTCTGCAGTAAGGTTCTTAAATGATACTCCGGTCTTAATCGTTCCAGCGCCACGGGCGTTGCGTCGTCGAGTGCGGCGGTAGCCGGATTGAACTAACTCCCCAATTGGGACGGCTCCCGGCGTAAGCGCGCTATTTGGATCCGCAGGATAAACTGGCTGCTCCCCACCAGAAATGTTGATGCCAATTGGTGAGGTGGCAATTTGCCCGCCGCCAAGCGGAGCATTTGGAATCCCAGCGATCCCTCCCTGAGCACCGCGAGATACAGACATCTTTGGCTTTGGAATCTTTGTAACTTCCGTAAGCGGCATAGTGATCTGCGCACCACGGGAAAGCAGGCGAGCCTTGTCAATAGAATCCCCGACTGCCTTTACCTGCGCCGGCGTAGCAATATCTTGGTCAGTTGTGTATTGGGCGGGTACGCCACGGCCGTCAATGTATGTCGCTGGAATCTTACGAACTTTAGCCATTAGTCATACGCTCCAAAGTAGGAGAACTCCGGATTTTCTACGGGTTTCTCAGGGTTTCTTGTGGCATGCCTAACGGCAATAGCCAAAGCCATTACTGCGTCTGTTTCAAGCTTCTTATCGTTTAGTTTGTAAGATAGGAGTTGCTTGCGCAGTTCAAGCCAAATACCAGCCTTTGGGAAAACCAGTTGACCTTTGTCAAGCATTGCCTTTAGATCGTTTAGAATCTCAACCTTCTTTGCTTTTGTCCCACCAAAATCAGTTCCCCTAAGAGGTCGGATGACCGAAAACTCTTGCTGGAATAGACGGCCACCAAGACCAGTAGAATCTACTGCCGTGGTGCAGAATGACTTCTTGTCATTATACAACAAATGGCTTTCTCGTACCATATTCACTACGGACTGGATAGTTTGCTTACCAGTCCGGCGTCTTGCTCGGACTCCGCGTACGCGCACGCGATCAGAATAGTCAAGGACGATAGCCCATGTTGAGTCGGAAGCAATACCAGGGTCAACTCCTTGGACGTACCGATGTCCGACAGATGGTGCAGTTTCATCGTCAATATCTGCGTAGAAGCACTCTTCAATTGCCGACGACGAGAAGAACGCTTCCCTTGCTTCAATAAAGTAGCCATCAATGTTTTGCGGAATAAGATACGCGTCTTGCTGCCTCAGAATGGCGTCGAATGTGTCCGTTCCTAAGCCGTAGCCTACGTTGTCCCTTGTTGACAGCCTGAAGCTGATGAACTGATCGTCGCGCAGTGGGTTCTCCGGATTTCCCCGTTCCCAAAGATCCGCATAGAAGTTCATTCCCTCTGTTGGAGTCCCAATGAAGTGCAATGGGCCGCCAGTAGAGAGACGCCGCAGGTTGAGAACCTCTTGGTAAATTAAGTCCAAATAAGGCTCGAATGCCGCTTCGTCGAAGGAGATCCCATGCATGTCCTTTCCAAGAAGCGCCTTTGCTTTGTCCTGCGTTGTCCGGAAGTGGATGTTTGCTCCTCCGAACGACGGATGAATCTTTATCCAAGGATACTCCCCCCTATACTTTTTGTCAAACGATGCCACAGCCCCAATTTCTTTGGTAACCGGGCAGCCTTTCCCTTTTTGCGCTGGGTGAATGCCGTCAAGAATCTGGACAAGTTCTCGGTACACCAGTTCTGCAGTTTCCTGCTGAATGCCAATATGATACCACTCATAGGGTGAAGTTATCCACCGGTTTGCGTCTTCCGGAGTCCCGTCGGTTTTCTTGATACCGAGTTTATAGAAGGCATGATGGAAGCATACAACCGCCATCGCCAGCGTTTTCCCCGCACGATTGCCAGCGGATACGACGGTCGTGAGGTATCGTGGCCTCCAGCCGGAACCGTCGCGCTCTGCGCACGCACGCCACCACTTGACCTGACCTGGGTTGCCGTTGATACCGAGCCAGCGAGCAGCAAAGAACTCGATGTCAGAGCGGCCGAGAGCCAAATCGCGTGCAACGGAGCCTTGGGATAGATCAAGTTTCAACCTTTATTTTTCAAACGACTACTAATTGCCTTTGCCTTAGACTTCGCATCAGACTTACTAGAAGCCCCCCATGCCTGAAGTGAAAGAAGCAACCGTGTTGGTTTGCCTTTCTCGTCTCTTTCTGGACCGGGCATATTCCCCATTCGGGCTAAAAACGAAGCCCTTCGCGGATTATCCCCCTTTTTTACTGGAGCTCGCAGCGTGCCGCCGGTCTGTGCCTTGTAGGACGCTCGACCCTTAGCGTTGAGACCGCCCTTTGGGTTCTTACCCTCTTTGCGTGTCCATGCTGCTGTTTTTCGCATTACTTCTTCCCCTTTGGCTTAGTGTGCGTAACCAACTTGCTTGCGGCAGTGTGCTTTGCACCAGTATGAACCTTGCCGTCCATCTTGTGAACTGGCCCCTTGTATTCCTTGCCGCTAGGCAAATAGTGCTTAGAAGATGCAGACATGATTACTCCCCCTTGTAGCCAAATGCTACATCGTTAGGATTAAGCCAGCGGATGACCACTGGAAGAATTGCGGCGAGTCCAGCCGCTAGGATGCTCTTGAATGCATCGCCGTTGATGTCAAATGCGGTGCTACCGAGTGCGAGAAACTGTGCTAGGCATGCAGCCAAAAAGGATCGTCCCCAAGATGCAAGCAGTGCTGTTCGTTCCTTA